ATACCGATACCCGCCCTTTGTGCAACGTATTTGCCAATTGCCCTATCAGAGCTAAAGATACTATTGAGGGTGTCCTCAACATCAACAAGAACACAGCTAGCAAATTGTCGAAGTGGTGTTCGCACCCCTGCCATGATGGGGGTTGGGATGTTGATTTTGTGCTTGCTGATTGCGTCGTAGTATCGTTTGACATAATTGAGTCTCGTCTCTTTAGGATACTCTGCAAAGATAGTAAGTGCAATCAAAATATACATGAACTGAGGTGTTTCAAATACCTCACCATTACTTCTATCTTGGACTAGGTATTTATCCACAACTTGCCTAAGACCAGCATATGTGAACAAATAATCACGATCATGATGAAGGAAAGAATTTGCCTTATCAATTTCTTCTTCAGTATACTTGTTTAAGATCTCTTTATCATAAACTGAATTAGCAATACCATAATTGATTTGCTCTAATAGACTAGGATTTCTCTTAAATTTTACAGCAAGTTGTTTGCGAACAGAAAACAGAAGCAATCTTGCTGCTGCATACTGATAATTAGGATGATCCAAGTCAATTAAATCGGAAGCAGATTTAATTAAAATTTCTTGAATTTCATCGGTAGTAACACCGTCATAAAATTGAATTCCAGATTGTATCTCTACTTGACTAGAAGACACACCAGAGAGACCCTCACAGGCAGCCTCAACCATCTTGTGCATCTTTTCTAGGTTTAGTACCTCAATAGTCCCATTACGTTTTTTAACCTTGATACCGTTGCTCATACTTTCTTCCAGGTGGTAAATTTTAGTTTTGCTTCTAAACCAGAATATGTATTTGATTCTACCAGATTCTGAACGTCATGTCCAGCAAGTAACATGTCGTTTATGTCCTTTTCCTTAATATTGGTTGGCCATATTACTATGGAGTCACCACTGTCAATTGTTCTGCTGATTCTATTAAGGATTTCTTTGTTTCGTGGTTCGTTATCATAGACCCAAACAGGATTACTGATACCCCAACTACGAACATCAGCATCAGCTCCGCACATAGCAATCGAGTTGCGAATGAACGTTGAGTCAAAAGGACCTTCTGTAATATAGACTTTGTTATCGTTTTTGATCTTGTCAATTCCATATATTTTTGGTACGTCCTCTCTAAGCATTACAGTAATATATTTAATAGATTTTGAATTTAGACTTCTTCCTTGGAATCCAATAAGATCTTTTTTGAAATATAGAGGGATGATGATTCTAGGCTCTTTACCCATATACCCGTAATCCACACCCTTAAACGTTCGCACAAACTCATCAAAGTTTTCTGCAAAATAAAATTTGGTGGGATCGATCTTACGATTTTGAAGATAGGTTCTAGCAATTTCCACCTCACTGCATAGAGGAAGAACGATCTTCTGTGTAAACTTAGGTTTTTCAAAAACAAATTTAGGTTCATCAGTTACAAAGTTCCTACCTCCAGCATGTCCTTCCTTAAATTTATCAAGACAATAATTTTTCCATAATACAATGTCTAACTTCTTTAAAAAATTGTTCAATGACAAACTTGCACCACAATTGTGGCACTTAAAATTAGTATTATTTTTAACAGAGTAAAGATAACCTCTTGCCTTATTTTTATTTTTCTGCGAGTCTCCGCAGATAGGGCATCTGAAGTTGTATAGGTTTGCTTTTACTCTTTTGAATTTTTGTAGTTTAGCAGAAAGTAAACTAACGTATTTACTATCAATATGATCCATGAACTAAAGACACGACTTCTGCTGAGGATATAATACCCGCATTAGCCTTTGATGTCAAGGCATCAACCATACCTGGAAGAATCTGTAACACCGTTACAAAGGTTGCTAGAACAGCACCAGCACCGATCACAAACTTAGCATTGATATCTACTTTTTTCTGTAGTTCTGATACTCGACTATGAACTAGTTCATTATCTTTTTCATGACGCTCTTTCATTTCTTCGAGCATACTGAGAATCAACTGGTCAGCACGATCACTTTCGTCCAACCTATTCTCATGCCTCTCTAATATTATTGCTGTCTTATTAGTATTCTCCTGAATACTTGTAACAGCACGTTCAAGTTTATCAAGCATCTCTTTTGAGAGATCCTCATATATTCCCAACTTAGATTCAAGAACCTTCAGTCTTCCGAACATTTTCCTTATTTAATGATTTTACCCACTGTTTGTAAGTCTTTGGGACCTTTCTATAATCAGTTTTCCCACGTCTCTGAAATTTAATCAGAGGATCATACCCAGCAGTTGGTCCTTCTGCTGCAGAAGAACCTGTAAATCCACCAGCACCGACTGCGATCATTTCACGTATAAGTTTTATGATCCGATCAGTCTTGTCCATTCTCGTTATATAGTATTTGAAGTTTTTCTAATGCATTATTATCACTTTCAATATCATGTATATAACACTTAGGATACTCTGGTAATCTATTCAAAAAATATATAAATGTTTTTGTTGTTGACCAAAGATCCTCTTCAAGTTTATAAAAGAGCATTGGTGTTGTAGCATCATCAAATATATTGTACAAGATGATGAAGTGGTTAAGAAGCAAATGTACCTTTAATTCACCAGTGCTCTTATATTTCCTCAATAGCCTCTTTATGTACTTGAAGTGATTCAAGTCACGATGGAAATCATCTTTAGTAATGGCTTGAGGATTCTCATAATTTTTTATAGCAAATAATAAAAAATTTTCCTCATTCAATTCATCAAATAACATATCTTAAGTTATCAGCTTAGTGGATCTGCGTCATAGATTGGAGCATTGCCTGTAGTGATTCCAGACATTGCAACTAGAACTTCCTTCTTGACTCTGTAGTTACCATGTTGATCGTTATAGGTAGTAACTCCAACCCAACCAACACCAGTTTCATATGCGGTTGCATTTGCGTTTTGAGCACCTTGCTTTGCTACACCGTAGACGTATGAATCAGCAGTGCCACTGGCAGACTCACTATACTTAACGTCTCCCACAGTGTATGAAGGACACTGACTTGCAGAGAAGTTAGTTGCCGCAATCGCAGCACCACTTAGTCCAGCAGTAGATGCGATAGTTAGTGATGTTGTACTTGTGATAGATGCAACTACAGCATCACCGAAATAAACACCAGTTACAGGATCATCACCAAATCTGATGATATCTCCTACTTGAATAGAACCTGCATTACCAAATCCAGTAGTACTTCCTGTTACCACACGGGTAGCATAATTAAGACTAACGGTGCCAGCAGAGGTTACATTGTCACTATTTCCCCAAAGTGCCATGTTTCTTTTCCTTTGAATACATTTGCTATTAGATATTTATAAAAAAAGGAGACCAGAAAATGATCTCCTAATCATTTATTTGTTTATTTATACTCACTCAGCAGCTGCCTCTTCTTCACCCTCTTCTCTTGCAAGAATTGCTTTTTCAACAACTGCTAATAATTCATCATCCATAGTTGTTTTAGTCAAAGAAACTGCTTTCTTTAGAATAAGAAGACAGACTTCAACCAACTTTTCACCAAGTTCCTCGTTCTCAGGAACTTTAGAAACTGCATCCGAAATAATTTTTGATGCTAAAGGAAGTAGAAATGAAAGCATGATGACCTCAGGGTTATTATAATCTATATATGATCAATCTTTGTTGGATACCCATTTACCTAACTTTTTATCATATCTTTTAACTTCACCAGGACGAAGACTATCTCTTGCCTGCTTTGCTTTATCATAAAATTTGCCAAACTTCATTCTGGCATCTGCCTTGGCAAATCTTTTCTTATCAGCATCATTTCTTTTGATGCGTTCAGCATTAGCCTGATTACTACCACTATAAATTTCCTTTACTTCCTTTTTGTCAGGAAGACCCTTATGTTTAGTTGATGCAAAATCTTTAGCATCCTTCTTTTTCATAGAGGCTGCTGCAGTAGCAACCTCAGCAGAGGGAGCAGACATCTCACCCTTCTTTACGGCATATACCATGCCCATAAATCGTTGCTGTGCTTTAGATACTGCTGGCATGATCAATCAAACCTAGATGCATGTTTTGCCATAGAATCAACTTCTTTCTTTTCTTTAGAAGTATAACCCTTACTAACAATACGAGAAGTTGTTTTATTGATTCTCCTATTTTGTGTTTCCAGAGGAGTCTCCTTAGCACCTTTCACTTTCTTAGGAGTTCTTTTAGCACCAGGGAAGTTTTTCTTATGATCTCTTGCTTCAACTGATTTGTTAATATCAAGTTTCTTCCCAGTCTTTTTTTCGTACTTGTCAAGAACTTTCTGACGTGCCTTGACTTTATCTAGAGATGCCTTTGCATCTGCTGCTCTGTCTTCCTCAATAGAAACTTCTTCTTTAGGAACACAATTGGGAACCATACGATCTCCCTTACCTTCACCCATAGGTCTTACTGGTTCTTTTTTGATTTTATCAAGTTGTTGCCTTCTTTTGGCAGCAATCATTTTATCAATTTGAATTTTTCTTTTTTGCAAATTAATTTCCTGCGGAGACATTTGCTTCTCTTCACCAATCTTTTCTTTACGACCTACACCAGCACCCCTATAGGTGGTTGTTTTCTTTTCAACAGGTCCCCTACCAGATTCATATCCAGATTTAGCAGCACTTTTTACACGATCAGTAACTGACTTTACTCTTACTTTTGCTTTTCCAGGTGCTGCTTGAACTGCTGCTTTTGCTTTCATTGCTTTACCAGCAGCCTTTGATGCTCCTACGATTGCTTTTTTAGCAGCAGATTTAAGTCTATCTTTCATAGACCTCTGAGGAGTTTTTACTTTAGTTACTTTAACTTTTGATCCTGCTTCCTTTGATGATGCTACTGCAGAATCATAGTAACTATCAGAAACTTCATTCAAAGAAATCTCTATTGCTTCCTCTACTTGATCCTCAGAATAACCTTCTTCAATTAGTTCATCATATACAACGTAGATAGCAGTGTCCCACTCATCAATTTCTACATTTTCTAGAATAGTTACTTCCTCAGAAATTTTTGGGTTAACAGTAATATTATTTTTTACTTTCTTTTCCTTTACTTGCTTTTGTTCTTCACTACTATCACCCATAACTTCACGAAGATCATCTCTCCAATCAGAATAACCTTCCATCTTAGTAGTTACTTTCTTTTTTCCATCAGGACTAGGAACAAATTCTCCAAATTCACCCATAGATTTATCTTTTTTATTGACATCACCACTTACATTGGTGTCAATTCTTTTAACTGCTTTCTTAACAGCACCTTTAAGATCTTTAGAAGGAACTTCTATATCAGTACTCTTTCCTTCTTTCATTGCTTTGGCAATTGCTTTACGACGTTTTAGAAGATACTTATCAGTCTTATCAACCTTCTTATCATTATTCACATCGGAATCTTCCTGACCTACAGGATCAAGTGCCTCAGACATCTTTGCACGTTTTGCTCTTGCTTTTGCTAGTAGTCTTTCTCTAGCAGCATCAGCATCTTTCTTAGGAACACGATACCCATCACGATCAGTCTTCAACCTTTCTTTAGGTGCTTCAACTGCTGCCTTCTTCATAGGTTCTTTCTTATTACCATCTTTATCCAGGTCAAGAAAGTCAGGTTTAGCAACCTTCTCCATGTAAACATTGGAGATATCGTTTAGGTGGGTCATGAGTATAGTTTTACTTTTTAGCCTTATACTTATTTATGAAATTCTTGATAGCACTGGTTCCAGTCATTCTCTCAGTGTACTTTCTGAGTGAGTCAGTTCCAACTTCTCTTTCTGGACCAGATACACCAGAAGGACCAGAATAATTTACAACTGATTCCATAACATCTTTGACCCAAGATTTGAACATGAAGTTCTCTTTGGTAACACAGATTAGATGATTAGTTCCTCTGCGAATAATCTCACCAATCATTCCTGTGTTTAGATTTTCTACAATATCACCAATTCTAAAAATTCTCTCACTAACATATTGTTCTCTCAATCCTCTGGGATCAAGTTTAGGTGCAAATTGCCACATCTCTGCAGTGACCTTTGCTTTCTTAAGTTTCATTCCAGTTCGGACTGCATTGAATAGTGCCTGAGTATCACCATCATCCAAATTCTTTGGAGTTCCCCTACGGAATGATTCAAAGTCATCATCAATAACTGCCTTACGCATCTTAGATGCAGACATTCCTTCTACACCTTCTGCATCAGCATCACGAACACCAGCAGAAATAACACGAATCAAATCAAACTCATAGAGTTGACCATTATACTTCTGAGCAAGATTTTCAAACTCTGCTTGACGATCAGATCCAACAACAATATTTACATTTGCATATCCCTCTTCATTTGCATTAACAAGGACATCAAAGATATTTCTCATATCTGGATCATTAATAATGTTCTCCTCATAGTTAGGAAACATTTTCTTCATAAAAGAAATCTTAATGTCTGGATCAAGAGGGTTCTTCTTAGGATCCTGAGAACGTGAAGGATATACTTTATAATCACCACCTACTGAAGACTTCTTTGCCATACTTAAAAGTTTTTCATGTCCAACAGTAGGAGGATTAAACCTACCAAACACTATAGTTATTGTATCTGACTTTTGATCTTGTCCTCCTTCTGGTGGTGCCTCTTTCTTAGAACTACCTTTAGGTTCTTCCTTCTTTTGCTTCTGCTTAGTTTCGTCTTGCTTTTGTAAAACCCTATTAGTATTTTGGTTACCATCTCTCACACCAACCTTTCGGTTCTTATCGTAAAACTTTAGTTTACCACCTTCAGTTTTCGCAACGAATTCACCACGGGTATCATACCATCCACCGTGACCGTCACTTTTGAGGTTGAGTTTCTTAGCCTGTGCTGATGCACCCTCACCTGCTTCTTTTAAAAACTGTAAAAAACTTTTCATCTATATGGTTAGTCCTTATGTATTATTTATAGTTTTAAACTTGGATACCCATTCTATCACTACGTCTAGTATATCCGTTCTTAGTTCTCAAGGTTACTTTTCTAGTAGAAAAGTCATCATTCATAACAACTTCAAAGTCTGGTGTAGATGCTGAAATGTCAAACTTAACGTATATTACTTGATTTGAAACAGCATCTTTAAACATAGGTGTAAAATCTAATCCATTTTTAGATTTAGCAGCAATCATTTTTTCACATTCATACATTATTTGATTCAAAGTTGGTTTAGATTGCTTTTTCAAATAATCATTACTATTAATAAATGATCCCATAAGTCCAATATCATACTTATCATCTTTATACGATCCAGTTTTCAATCTCTTTTTAACATCGGCAGCTGCCTCTGGTGAAGGTCCTCCAGGTAATTTAGATGCAGCAATAATAGCACCATCAACAATGCCATTTTCAGATAGAGATTCTAAAATTTTATATTGTTCAGTTCTCTGATACTTTCTATGTTTTGTAGCATCTTTTTTTAATAGGTTAATAATATCTTGAGGTTTAACTACATTCGTAGTTGTACCAGATTTAGCAGAAATAACATATGTTTCGTTTCCAACGATAATCCCATAGTCCATCAATGGTTCATTGGGTCTAGCTGGCATGTATATCTTAGTTGTATTCCCTTTTGGAATCTTCAACTCAGTCAATATTTGTTTTTTAATTACTGCGATTGGTCCAAGAATTTCACCAAAGTCTTTTTTAATATCTCTCAAAGGAAGTGATGATGCATCGTTATATGCTTTTTGAGTAAACTGAAGGTTCTCAAATCCAGCAAAGTAAAGAACCAGAGATTGTAAGTAATTCTTTGTTTCTGGAGAAAGATTTGTTCTATCCTCTATATTATTCAAAACTAAATCTACATAATCTTCTATATTATATTTCGTATCCCCGATACCAAATGCTTGGGGTTTTAAGTTTACAGAAGTCTCTCTTCCTGGTTTTTGGATATTATTAAAAGTAACTCTACATATTTTATTATCACTCAACCTCTTTATTACTGCCTTCTCTTGATAGGAGTCAGAATCAAAGACTACGACTTTTTCGTTTGCCTTTACTTTAAAATTTAATCTAGTTTTCCCATCACCGTCAAATGCATCACTGTCTTTTTTCATTACAGTAGAAACATCTTGGCCCTTAAAATATTTTGTCCAAGCGGTGGATCCTGTCGATGCCATAGCTTTTATTTTTATTTATGGAGTTATGGGGACTCGAACCCCAAACCTCCTGCGTGCAAAGCAGGCGCTCTACCAGTTGAGCTATAACCCCGATGTAATCATTATATAGAAATTCAAATCAGATGTAAAGTATCACTTCTTATGTTTTCCAGTATTGGGAACGTTTGGTTGTGCAACCTGACCAGCAGTTCTGGTTACTGCCTGTAAGAATGCTTTCTCTTTCTTACCTACTGGTGTTCTTCCACCTGCTTTATTTCTTGCAGAAGATCTTCTTTCTCTTCCCATCTCGTCAGCACGTCTCTTCAACTTAGAGTGAAACATTGATCTCTGAGAAACGTCTCCATGTGGAATATCTTTTCTCTTTGGATTCTCTTTAGATCCTCTTGAATATCCTTCCTTATCAGCCCTACGTGCTTCATCAAGGATAGAATCAATGTCCTCTTCATCAAGAACATTAACCATCACCCATTGTGCATCTTCAAGACTTTCTGCAATGCCTTCTACTTGAAGATACTCAATGATTGTATCAAAGACATCGAGTTCCTCTTTTTTAAGGTTTGCCTTACGGTACTCAAGATCGGCACGGGTGCCACGATCCATCTTACCTTGAGACTTAGGTTTGGTCTTACCACCTACATCAGGTTGCATACCAGGATTTGCTGCCTTGACTCTGCGACCATGAGTGTATTCAGCACCAGATCTCTTGGAGTCACCAGAGATCATCTTACCACCTTGGGAACGTGAGTCAGCATACTCTTTGTCAGACTGACCATGCTTTCCTTTGTAGAGTTCATCTACATTTTCAACTTCTTCTTTTTTATATTGGGGATGATCATCAAGTTTCATCCCACGTTTTTTCTCTAACTTTGCCTTACGTTCTGCAGTTCCTTTCTCAGGATCTACGTCACGAATACCCTCCTTCATATGGTCAGCAGCTTTATACATGGGTTTACCATCTTTACCTTTTTTACCTGCTTTAAAGTTTTGATATGCAGGAGTATTGCCTTTTTTATCGGCAGCAGTTACTGTATATGCCTCGTCTACTTCAGAATAGACTTTAGTATATGCTTCTGCTAAGGAGTTAAAAGTCTTGCTATCCATCTTAATAAAAATAGTTTCTTTTATTTATGTATGATGACCTTTTATGCTTTAACTTCCTGCTCATCTTTTACTTTTTGCTTTTCAATTTTAACTTCAGTAGGAAGTTCGGGGACAGGTTTATACTTACGATACCTTACAGTCTCATATGTTTCAAATACTTCTTCGGGATTACCATAGCAGGTTTTCTTTCTCTGTTCTACGATCTCATCATAAGGGTCTGACTTAACATCAGGCCACTGACGATGTGCATTTTCAGTAATCTGACGACTGATTATTTCATAGTCAACACCATCACCAGAGACAGGTAAGACAGTTTCGACGTACTCTTTTTTCTTAGCAGCCATGAAAAAGGGGGTTAGACACCCCCACAGTATAACACGATTGTTGTCTTGCTGCAACCATAAAATTTTCTAATCCTTATGTATGGTGACCTTTAAGATCTGGATTAGGAACACTCTTACTTAAATCTCTGCGTGATTGGTTTTTGATGACAATAAAAGCATCTTTATTATACTTACGTGTGCCTTTTGGTGATTGCCACTTTTTATTGTATTCCTCACCAACATCAATACCAGAGATTTGTGTTCCTCCGATTTCTACATCGATTTCATCTCCAGGTTCCCACCCAAGAACTTCAAGAAAATCTTGAATACGATCCATGATTCCATCATCTTTCCAGGCAAAATACCCATCTTTATTATTTTTCCAGTCTGCTTTAGGAATATCATTTAGAGAAATATCCCTCATAACAGTTTCTTCTGGTTCAAGATTTCCCAACATAGTTAATTTCCTCTAATTGAAGTATTTGTCTAAGACTTCGATTCGTTCTTGTTCATGAGCAATAATATCAAGTTGCTCTTGAATAGCAGCCATTACGTCTGGATGTTCACCAATACCTACAGGATTGTGTAGGTAGATTTCAACATTTAGTTTTGCTTTCTCAATGTTACCGAAAGCATTGTTGCGTAAAGCACTTAGCGTTTGTTCTCTTAAAACAGACATTAATTGACTTCCTCTTCTTTCGATTTATTAAATCCAAATGGTCCTTCTTTTTCTTCTAGTGCAAGTTTAAGTGCAAGTCCACCAACTGCTTCCATTACCTTCAGAACTTGTTCGGGTTTAGCATCCTCTCCAAGTTCTTTGGCAACATACCAATACTTAGGCCAGAATGTTTCACCTGCTTTTTGATAATCTTCAAGTGTTAGTAGTTTCATTAAAAACCTCCTCCTTTAGTTTTTTTCTTTTTAGGTTTTTCTTTTGGTAATAACTCTTTTAATTTTTCCTCTGAATAATCATCACACATTTGAAGCATACGGTCTAGGGCATATTGAAATTGAGACCCAGCACTCATCCTACTAAGAAGATGATGTGCTACATCGTATCTGAGTTCTTCAAGTTCATTCTCAGTCACTTACCAACTCCATAATCACCACCAGATTCAGCATGTTTTCTTTCTACATCATGTAGTTTCTTCAATGCTTCAATAAGTTCGGGAGTTTCTTCCCACTCAAAAGTGTCACCTTTACTGTTCTTGCTTTCTTTCTTAGTCATGTTTTTGCGATACAAGATAGTTGATATTTAGAATAACTCTAGTTTGCTCATCGGTACATGTGTAACCAAGATGTTTATTACTACCATCAAAGACAAGTAAACGATTAGGTTCACATTCAATTTTAGTTCCATCTTCAAACTCAGTAAACCCATTATTATCATTACAATAATAAATTGCAGTTTTATGAGTGGGACCAGGAATACGCCAGTCAGTGTGATATCTTCCTTGAGGAAGATGAGAATCTTTTCTTACGTTGAGATTTAGTTTTGCACTTAAAAGAAAAATATTACTTCCTTGTGAACAAAGATTAGAAACTCTATTCATAATAGGAACAGTAAATTTGTTATGCCAATCACTAACTACACCAATATTATTTCGGTATAATGTATGTGTGAATTGACCAAATGTTTTTTCTTCAAATTCATCAGTAATAAAGGGGTTGAAATACCAAGGTAATTCACTATTATTGAGAATTTTTTCTATTTCCAAATAATCTTCATTATCTAGAAAGTTATCATATACTTCAAACATTATTCATTTCCATCCTCCCTTTAGAACCCATTCATCATGGTATTGATTGTTCCAATTTTGACTGATCCCGTAGGATGGTTGAATTACTTGTTCAATGTACCTACGATTTTCTCTGGCAAGATTTAGACTCTCTGCTTCGAGAGACTTGACTCTTCCATCAACTTGAGATGCCCACCATACTGCACCAGCACCCTGGACTAAGAGAAAGGATACGATTGCAAATGGAACTTTTAAATCCTTCACAGGTCTCCCTCCTTACGATTCTCGGAATAGTGGACATCAAACTCACCGCCAGGATAACGAGACTTGAGTTTGTCCACATTCATTTCAATAACTTCATCGAGTGAAATGTTCAGACCCATACATGCCTGAGCAACATACCACATGATATCACCAAGTTCACGTTTGAGGTGGAACAGGTTTTCTTCATTGACAGGTTTGCCTTGGAAGATAATCTTTTTAACAACCTCAGTAAATTCACCTGCCTCTGCAGACATACCTACAGCAGCAGTAAGCAGTCGCTCGGTAGGAAATCCTTGATCATGAAGTTCGGAAATGCGATTGGAGAAATCATAATAACTTTGACTCTGGGGTGACGTAACCGCATTTACAAACTCAAGATATGCGTCAGTGTTTACTTTTTTGGTCATTTTAAATCAAAAGGTTGTTGTTCATTTTCGTTTAGTTGAGGACTTCTAATAGTCCAAGATCCCCCAACACCACCATCCATGTTAACAACAATATCAGTTGTTGGTAACTGATTTTGTGGAAATGGTTTGATGTCAACGGTTTCGTAGGTTGGTTTATACTGATAGTAGTGACCTTCCCATCTATTGTTTCTCATGTTGACTAAATTAATGGCATCCATAAGAAAACCACAGTCAGCAATTTTTTCACCACGTGGGTTGAATACAGAATACATTAAAATTTGAATCCTCCAAATTTATTTGTTGGTGGTTCATCATCATCATTATACCCGTCATCTTGTCCAGAGTCAAGTATATCATTCTGTGCAGATTGCTCACAATCATACAGACGCATCTTGGCACGGTCGATACCGATTACAAATCTCTTATTTACTGTGGGATCATTATATCTGTTCTTTAACTGCTTCACCATAATTTGTCCAAGCCCCTCAAGCTCTTCTGAAGAAATAAGGGCAAACATAAGATCAGCAGTAGCAGGGAGACCAAAGGACTCACTTGTATCAGTAAGCGCAACGCCAGAGCTACCATAACCAGAGCGAGTGGTCTGCGTAGCAGAAACAATAGGGAAGTTTGCTTCGCAAGCCAGTCCTCTAA